ATCGAGTCCCGCTCCATTGTTACGCCCTCGACCTGCACCCGCGCCGCGAGGTCGCTTTGTGAGAGCCGGAGCTTTAGCCGTGCCTCGCGGATGCGCTCTCCGCTTATATTCTTCTTTCCCTCAAAATCATATATCCGCAAGCTCTCGCCTCCCATGTGTTAATGTTCTGCATTTTTCTTGACTTTAGCACATACGCAACGCATAATTGTGTTAAAGGTCAGCAGACCGAAAAAATAGGAGGGAGTTACTCATACCATGAAAAAGCTCAAGACTTGGCAAATAGTATTACTCGTTATTTTCTATCCCGTCGGTATCTGTGTATGGATATATCGGGCTATCAAACGAAGCCAGTTAAAGAAAGCTCGGGAGGCCGAGCAAGCCGCGCTATCCGCCCGCCGGGAGGCCGAGCGCGCCGAACGCGAGAAATTCGAGGCCGTTCGTGCTCAAATCTCCCGCCACCGTAGCGAGCGCCGAGAGTGGCTCGACGCAAATTGCGACTATGTTTCTTTTAAGCTCGTCGGTGTGACATTCAATAACGACGACGGCGTAGGGCGCAATCGTCAAGATATTCTCCGCGAAATCGAGGAGGACGGCGAGCTCGATAATTTCTCCTATGATACATACGACTACGAGGGAAATACCTCCGTCGGCGTTTATTATAACGGCGAGCAAATCGGGAATATCGCGCAAACGGATTTGAAAAAGTTCCTTTCTCGTACCGTATGTGAGCTTGCAGATTTCGAGGTCGTTTCCGGCGAGACTCGTCGCGGTATATGGGTCGGTTTCTATTTCAATAAATAACATTTGCACGGAGTTTTCCACCGCCGCACAAAAAGAAAAAGCGGGCGAGGCCATAGAGCCCCGCCCGCTTTTTCTGCACGATTATACGTCGGAAAGATTGCCGAGAGCGCCCGCCGCCTCGAGTGCGCGGTAGATGATGCAAGCGACGGCCTCGCGTGTAATCGGCTGTTGCCAGCCGAAATTACCGGCTCCGTCGCCGTTGAAAATGCCCTTGCGCTTGCAGTATTCCGCCGCCTCTTTCGCCCATGCGGAGGGCGTGTCGCCGGTATCGGCGCAAGAGGTCAGTTGCTTTCTTGCCTCGTTAATATCCATGTCGAAAACCTCCTCGTTTCCAGAGAGGCGAGCCTTAAATCTCGCCCATTGTTCATTTCCGCTCGTGCCGTAATAGGCGTTCATGTCGTCGCCCATCCACGGGCGCGGACACCATTTCCCCGTAACGTCGTAATGCCGGACGACGTTCTCGGCGGGGATATCGTATTTCTCCATGAGAGCCCGCGTAAACTCTACGAGATTATCGACGGTCTTTTCGGTGAAATACCAATCCCGAGCCGCCGCGCTCCCGGCGGTCGTCTTATCGAGCTTATGCGGGCGGACTTCAATCCCGATGCTGTTCGCGTTCCTGCATCTCGGATGAACGTATCCGCCGGACGTGCCACAATGCCACGCGATATTATTGTCCTCGACGCACTGATAAACGATATTCCCCTCGTCTAAACAGTAATGCGCCGAGGCTTGCCTATCGGCTCCGGCGAAGTAGTTCGCCACCGCCGCCGCCGTTCCGAGCGAGCCGAAATAGTGGATAACGATATACTCGATTTTCCGTCCCGCTCCGGCGCGCGTGAAGTTCCGGGAAATAATCCGCTTCTCCACCGTCAGCATAAATTATTCCCCCTTGAGAGTCTTGTCTACTGCGTCGCTGATTTTCTGCGTCTGCGTCCCGAAATAGAACGCGATAACGACCGTGTAGACCGTCATAAACTCTTGGCTCGTCTGCCCGGTAATGGCGAGGTACGCGAATACCCCGGAGAGCAAGAGCGTGACGAGGCTCTTTACGCTCAAGAGAGCGCCGAGCCGCTTTACGATGATTTCTTTCATTTTGCTACCTCCTTTAGCAATCTCGTTTTGTTGCCGTGTCGTATGTAATTCCGCCGGTCGTGTTCTCGGCCTTGCTCTTATTGAGCGAGAACGAGAGCACGGTAGCGGTCGCGGCCTGTAAAAAGGCGATAAGGGCGGTCAAATACGGGAGCGAGCCGGTGTAGTTGTTGGCTACGGAAATCCGGCAGAGGTCGAGCGTCGTCATGGTCGATTTGTAGTCGATATAGAGGACGGCATAAACGAGGAGCTTTGAAAAGGAGATATACCCCTTTGCAAAGCTCCATACCTCGAGCGCCCATTTTTTGAACTTCCGCCGCCGCGCCGCGCCTTTGCGGGCGGACATTATCCGTCCTCCCGCACCTCGCGCCCCTCGAGCCTGTCGATACGATGATGCGCCGACTTTGCCGAGCTCTCCACCGCCGACATACGCTCCGCCATGCTGATATAGCGCGCGTCCTGTGCGTCCTGCTTGCGCTCGATACGGTCGATGCCGCCTTTAATGTACCCGATTTCGGTCAACATTGTTCCGGCCTCTTTGCCCTCGCTCTCGCTGTCCTTTTTCGAGTTCCTATGAAAAGCGGCATAGCTTAACACGCCGCCGAGGATAGTCCCGAGGACTCCGATAATCGCTCCTACATAGTCCATTTTTAACCTCCGTTATAATTCGTAATAATCGAGTTTAACGGTCTGCTTTCCCGGCAATACGGGACACCCCCGAACGTGGTAAATCTCCCCGTCAACGATAACGCCCTCGCCCTCCGCCTCCGTGCATACGACATAGAGGCCGGGAGCGTCAAGCCTCACCCACAAGAGAGACTCCCGCCGCGCTATGATTTTGCCGTCGAGTTCGACCGTGTAGACCGCCCCGCTCATTCAATGAGTTTCCACCCCGCCGGATAGGTCGTCGGGGAGTATGCGTTTCCGTCGATAAGACTCTCATACACGGAGCCATTAAAGAGAACGCGGTCGCCCTTTTTGTATGCGTCGTGAGCGCCGGTCGGCTGTTTCCATTCGTCATAGCCGGTTGTCGGGTCTACCGTTACGCCGCTCCAAAGGGAGGCGGCGACCGGCGGAGTCCAGTCGCTTTGTGACGTGTGCGCTTGTACGCAACGATAGAGCTTTCCGCCGTACTGTACTCTTGTCTCGACGGTGTACGCCTTGCCGTTCTCCCATGCCGGGAAAAGCTCGACGCACTCAAGCGCGGCCTCGTTGTCGAGCTCGAGCGCGGCGACTGCCCGCTCGATGATTGCCCGGAGCTTTTTCGCCTTTTCAACGGTAATCATTCCGCCGCACCCCCTAACAGAATATCGAGAACTTTATCGTTCTCGGCGAGCATGAGCGTACCGCTCACATTTTCCACGGAGCCGACCGGCTCGATACCGAGGAGCCCGCCGTCGGCGAAAGCGTAAACGAAGTCCTCGAGATATGTCGTCGTCTCGCCCGTCTCCTCGTCCTTGCGGTCGATTGCCGTCTTGATGCAAAAGCCCCCGGCCTCCGCCTCGTCGCACGGGACATAGCACCCGTTTTCGTGTAGGCGGACATAGACAACGGTATCGGAGTAGCCGACAACCTTTCCGCCGCTTCTGATTGCATACATACGTTATCCCTCCATTCTCGGCGGCTGTCCGAGCCGCGCTTTATAGAACGCCTCGAGCTCCGGCGTGTTCATCGTGCGGAGGAGGTTTTTCCAGTACAGATTTTCCGCCCCCGCCCATTTCTCCGGGTCGAAGTCCGACGCGCCCTCGTGCTTGCCGTAGTAGCGATAGAGGCCGTCGAGCATTTCTTGTCGGTACGCGCCCTCCGGCGTGTTCGGTCTGAAATGCTCCCACCCGTTTTCAGACGTGACGGCGCAAATCCGCCGCCCGTCGGCGGCAAAGAGAAAGCCGCCCCGCTCCGTTACGGTCGTCCCGTATCGGAGGTTAAAGGCTCCGTCGATGCCCTCGGCCTTAAAGCGCCGATAGACGATATATTCCATAGCTTTATCCTCCCTTGAATAATTCTCGATAGCGCCGCTCTACGGTCTGCGCCATGTGGTACGAATGAAATCGCCTCATGTGTCCCCGCCACGAGACGAGGGACGTTTCCACGTCCGCCGCCGTCATTCTGCCGGAGTCCGCCCAGCGCCGGAAAATCCGTAGTTTCTCCCTCATGTGCCGGATACCCTTATAGGTCGCCCGGCGGACGACTTTCCCGTTTGCGCCATAGCGAAAGCGCACCTTGACGAACGTAAAGCCGCGCGTGAGCTTGATAATCTGCGTCTTTTTTGGATTGAGGCGGATACCGAGCTCGTCGCAGAGCCGCCGGAGTTCCCGGAGGCAGAGCTCGAGCTTTTCCTTTGACTCGCTGATGATGCACCCGTCGTCCATATAGCGGGCGTAGTGCTTCATGCCGAGCGTGTCCTTGATATAGTGGTCTATCCTGTTCGGCAAGGCGAGCGCGGCGATTTGTGAGACTTGGCTCCCGAGGCCGAGTCCCACGTCTCCGAAGTTCTGAATAAAATATTTCGAGAGCGAAACGAGGCGGTCGTCTATGCCGCTCCGCTCGAGCTCCCGAAATACCGGCTCATGCCGGGCGGTATCGAAATACTTTGAAAAGTCGAATACGAGGACGTAGCCCTCCCGCCCGTGTTTCCTGTAATGCTCCGCGAGAAAGTGCGTCACCCGGGATACGGCGAAATCGTATCCTTTGCCGCGCAAGCTCGCTCCGTTGTCGTAGATGAACGACCGGGAGAGCATCGGCACAAGGCAGTAATCGCACAAGCACCGTTGCACGACGCGCTCGGAGATATGGACGCTCCGAATGTGCCTCGGCTTTCCTCGCTCCACAATATCGAACTCGTAAAAGCCCTTGGAGCGGTATTTCCCGGCTATCAATTCCTCGTGTGTCTTTGTGACGTTGGCGAGCGAGGCGGCTTTGTATCGCTGCGTGCTCGCTTTCCACCCAACGCCACGGACGGAGGCGCGGTAGCTCTCATAGAGCCGCTCGAATGAGAAAACCGTCTCGAAATCTCCGTACTCCCGGAGCGCGGCGGCTTTCTTTGCCATTCTCGCGGCCTTGCGACGCTGATACCGTGCCTCGCGTCGTTCTGCGCTGTTCATAAGATAAAAATACCTCGTACATTTCTTTCTCGGCGTGTTGTCTAAAATGCGTAACGGCGAGCCATGAAAGCGCGGAAAACACGCACTCCGCGCCCATGCAAGGAGCGTCCGGCTAACCGTATCGCGGTATATGTTTGTCCGGCGGCGCGAGGCCGTCAGAGAGGTTATATTCCCCTTTTATATGGGGACTGCTTTCGCTCCGTGAGGAGTTATTCGGTCTGCCCCGTGTTGATATAAAATCCGGGCGCGAAGCCGAGCGAATTGTTCGCGTTGTTGTTGTTGACTGTGCCGTCGGTGTTCACATTCACGAAATTGTTGGAGTTGCTCGAATTAGGCGAACGGAGCCACCAATTAGCGGCGATGCGGAATATAACCTAATCACTCGGAGGATTAAGCTCGCGCTTTATCGCTCCGTTTGATTTTAGAGATTTGCGAGAGCTCGTCCGTAATGAGCTTTACCCACTCTTTGAGGACGTTCGGCGGTATCTTCTCATGGTTGACGGTCATATACGCGAGGTCGAGCACGTCGAGCATCGAGTTATAATAACCCTGTGCCGTCTCGTAATACTCTTTCCGCCGCTGGATGTTCCGGCGGCGTATCTCCTCGGGAGATTTCTCGTCAACGTAAATGAGGTTTGCCGTCTTTATCATGCGATAAGCCTCTCGCGCCGCGTTATAGAGCGGCAAGGAAAAATAAAAGGTGTAGCTTTTCGGCAAGATGCGGACGCGGTTATATGTGAATACATAAATCTCGCGGGCGAGGTTGATATACTCCGCCGGGCTTTCGCCGCGTCTCGATTTTGGTACGGACATTTTCTTTCCTCCTCGCCGACTATGCGCCCATTGAGGGCGCAAGTCTCGATTTCCGAATTATACGCAAAAGCCGGGCGCGAAGCCGAGCGAACCGTTCGCGTAGTAGTAGTCGACTGTGCCGCCGGTGATCACAAACACGAAACTGGAGGAGTTGCTCGAACGAGGCGAACGGAGCCACCAATTAGCGGCGGTCGTCGTGCCGTCGTGCTTGTACTTGATTTTGCTATTCCCGGCGGAATAATAGGCGTACTGCGCTTGTTTGCTCGACTCGTTGCTATTCGCGTAGGAAATGCTGCCGAAAACCTCGTACTCCGAGAGGAGGAAAAAGTAATCCGTCGTCGCCGTGACCGCGCTCGCCGCCGTACTTCCGCCGCCGGTGTTGTCCGTGTACTTGGTAACGGACTTGAGGACGGCACGGAGCGCCGCCGGAATGACTGCGATAATCGTCCCGGAATAGCTCGAGAGGCTCGTCCCGCAAATGTTTGTACGCATTTGCGAGCTCGCCCATCCGCCGGAGTTCGTTCGACTGCTGTTCATGGAGAAATAGCCGGTTGTCGAAACGGTCGAGTTATAGGAACTATCGCAGAGGCAAACGTCCGTACCGCCGGAGAGGGCGGTCTTTGCAAGTTGGAAATGGATACGGTTTGTACCCTCAACGCTCGCGTTATGGTTAAACCCGATAATGAAAGCGTAGGTCGTGACATTCGAGAGTGAGAGCTTTCCGACCGTGCCGTTAAGCGTGACCGCCTTTCGGTCGCCGATGCTCCAATAGTTCGCGCCCTGTCCCGCGTCGGAAACGGACTTGATAACGCTCCACTCGTTATTGTTGAGCGTGGAGCTCACGAAAGAGAGCGTCAGCGAGTAGGAGGTCGTGGAGGACACGACATTGACCGAGCCGCTCGTCGTCTGCCCGTTCTTTGTTGCCGTGACCGTGTACGCTCCCGTCTCCGTGACGGTGAAAACCGCCGTCCCGTTGCTCGTCTTTGTGGCGATTGTCGCCCCGCCCTTTTTCAGCGTGACGGATGCGCCGGAGTCTACGTTGACGGTAATCGTCGCGGAAAAGAACGTCAGCGCCACCGCGTAGCTATCGACGACGGAGACGCTTTTCGTATCGGACGTTTGACCGTTGAGCGTTGCCTTGACGCTCCATGTACCGGCCTCCGGCAAAGAGAGGACGCACGAGCCGCCCGCCGCTGTGCCGTTTACTGTTTTCGAGCCCTTTGTCGCCGTGACCGCCGCGCCACTCGTAACGGATACCACGAGAGAGAGCTCGACTCCGGGCTTGCTGACTGCGTTTGTTCTGCCAATCATTTTTAACTCACCGCCTTAATACAAGTAATGCTCTGCACCGTGATAGCCGCCGTCGGCTTTGTCGCGGCGTAGATTTTGACCGTCCCGCTCCCGGAGAGAGCGACCGGCGCAAAGTTCCCGCTCGCGGCCTCCACCGCGCCGAATACGACCTCGGGGACGTAGCTCGCCGTCACGCCGGAGCAAGCGATAGAGGCGGCATACGGATACGCCGCGTATGTGCTGTCGTTCGCCCATGCGGAGGCGGCGACGGAAACGCCGGAGAAAATCTTTACCTCGGCGTATCCCGCGTGTGCGTGGGAGGCGTTGGCGAAGTCGCTCGCTTTCTTCCCGCTGTCGGTGAGGTTGCCGTTTGCGTCGAGCCCGGCAAAGTGTCCCGCCGTGGCGCTCTTTACCTTGTCCGCCTTGTCCGTGTGGGTATGGCTCGCGGCGGC